ACTATGGATAAGCTTTTTGAACAAGTAGCAAGAGATTTAGGTATTGAAAAAGAATTTTTAGCTGCAGAATTTTTTAATACTTACAAAGATTTAATAAGTCCTTATTTAGTTAAAGTTAATCCTGATACAGGTGTTCAAACAGGATTTATTAAAACTACCTCAACAATAGCCTCTGTAAGACCTGATGTTTTAAAAGAAGTTATCACTCAATTAAGTGCAGCTAAAAAATCTATGGATGTTATGTTCCATAAAGACTTTATTAAGAAATTAGATGCAATTAGAAATAACAGTAAGTTTGATGCTGAAACTAGAGAGCAGTTAAACTGGATACATCAAATGTATGATAATAATTCTGTTAATAGTGCTAGAGTTATTGAAATGATGAGAGAGAAGGGGATGTATGATGTAGTAAAAGATGAGCTTAGTATTGATCCTTTAAAAAAGAATTTAAAGCAAGATATGCAAGAAATCTATGATGTGATGAAATTTGATATAGCCAACGGAGCTGAAGTTGCTAATTTAGAATCTCAAATTAATCATTATAGGAGCGCTATGGGTAAAGCTTCTGATATTGATTTATACCAGACTGTAACAAGAGATGCTTTTTTACAAAAATATAATATTAAAGGTGAAGATGGGCAAAAGTTTGAATTTACCCAAAAAACTACTCGTGAAGAGCTTTTAGATATTGCTAGAATATATGATAAAGATAATCAAAATAGAGAATTAAAGTTTGAGGATATGACAAATGAGCAACAGTTTGAATTAATGAACGATATACAAAAGTTAATTCTGGGCTCTCAAAATCAATTTACAGTTCAAAGATTATCAGTTTCAGAAGGATTTGGTGTACACACAGATTTTAAACACACAGTAATGGATAACCATGTATTTAGAGAGATAATTGATATTTTTGGAAAGGACTCTTTTGCTATAGTTGATATGATGGTTTCTTCTAAAAAGAATAAATTAATTAATGCTCGTGATAATGATAAAATGATGAATGAAATTATTAATCGTGTTGCAATGTCTAATACAAGTTTTGATAAGAAATTAAGAACAGATGAATTTGGGCAATTGCATCATGAGAAAAGTTCTGGACATATAGTATTTAGACTAGCAGATTTATCATGGGGTATAGGAATTAAAAGAGAAAATGTTCCCAAGATTCTTGAAAAGTTTGAGAAAAAGTTAAAGCAATGGAAAAAGGATAATCCTGATGTTCCTAATAGTGTATTTGAATCATTAGAAAATTTAATAAAGATTTCTACTAAATCAAAAAAAGAGATTATAAATCAAGAAACTAAAGAAGGTACTGGTAAATTTGAATATGAGTGGGATAGTCCTGATGCTATGATACAGTCTGAAAGACTTCAAACAATGTTTACTTTTATGTTTTTAGATAAAAATATGGGTAAGCACTTTTGGGAACATATGAAGACTGCTGACGCTGAAAGTACTGCTAAGTATGCTGGTAGAATAAGACTATTAGCAAATATAGCTATGAAAGAACTTTCTCCAGAATACATAAAAGAAACATATGAATTTTATAGTAAGCATCAAGCAAGTAAGAAAATAAACCCAGAAATGTTAGATGCATTAAAGGATATTCAAAAGAATAAAGGATTAAGGATTATTGTTGCTGCTGATGAACAGTTTAAAGATGGTGAGCTTGGCAAAGGTAAATCTGCTAATATATTGCAAGAATTAAAGCAACAAATAGATGCAGAAACAAAGTATGATAATATGATAGTTAATGAATTTGGTGAAGGTGGTAGAACTTGGGCTGGTGGTGGTGAGGTAAGTAAGTATGACTCATATATGGCTGTATCTACCTCTAAAATGCAAGGACTATATGCTCTTGCAGGTGCAGGCAATACTCCAGGGCTAGGTGGTATAAAACCTATTATACATAGAGTTGGAAATAATGTTATTATAGGAAAAACAGCTTTTATTGCAGACCCTAGATTAGATGCTATGTTTGCTAAAAATGGTCTTGATGCTGTAATGTTTGGTAGTGCCTCTAAAATACAGAATAAGGATAGGTTTTTTACTGATTGGACATCATTTGATGATATAGCCAAAATTAACCTAAAAGGTGGCAAAAAGGTTGATATAAGCAAACATATAGAATTACTTAAAGGTGAAGACATTTCTATAGGTTCTATAGTAAATTCTGATCATGCTGCTACAATTTCCCATTCTTCTTTAAATCATTTAAGTGGTGGGGCAAGCAATAAAGCGTTTCAATGGCTTTTAAGGGGGAGTTTAGAAAATTTAATAAAAGAATCCGATAAAAAGTTTGACGTTAATAATTTAAGTGATGGTTTAGCATATAGTAAATATTTAATGGAAAATATGACCGTTCAAGACAATGCATCATCTTATAATAGATGGATTAAACAAAATGGTCTTCCACAAATTTCCACTTTTGCAAATCAATTTAGAAACCAATTAAAGTCTAATCTTATTGATAAGCCTGGTATATTAAGTATGAAATCAGAATTAGGTGGACAGTCTGTTGTTTCACCAGGGGAGAAGTTATTATTTACAACATTTAGAGAAAAGGGTGATGGAACACGTGAAGTGAATACTTATGGAGAAGCTATACTCCCATATATTGCAGGTGAAAAAGTGGTTGATGTAGATAATTTACATTTTATAAAAAGAAATCCTAAAGGTAAAGACGAAATTGTTACATATAAAGAATTTGTTGAACAAACTGGTAATAACAAAATAAATCAAGGCGATAAACTTGCTGATGTTTGGTTAAAAATACAAGATAATAAAGAATATCAAATAATGGCTAACTTTAGAAGAGATCCACATACAAGACCAGGAGATATTAGTGCTATAGGTATAAAGGATATTATGGCTGAAAGCTATGGTAATCAGGTAAAATTAAATGCTTATGATTTTGCTATGAGACATGAAGGTGACTTTGATGTTGATAAATTAAATTTCTGGTGGAATGCTCCAACTGAAGTTGTTAGAGAATGGGATGCTTTAGCAGGCAGGGTAATAAGAGTTAATCCTGACGGAGCTAAT